CGTATTTTCCTTCCTTCATAGTGGGATAAATTTCATCTGGATATGAATCAGCTCTCACCAATTCGTAACCTGATCTTAATTTACCAGACATGTTTTTAGTGTCGTCAAACCCTAAAACTTCTGTCCTTAGCCATCTATGTTTGAAACCCTTTGGCGCAGCGGGTGCATCTAAAGATGATGGGGGAGCCCAAGTCGTAGGTCTTTTTTCCTTAGCCCTAGACTGGCTTGCACGGGTGGTCTTTTTATCTTCTTCTTTTTTCATATGCTATACCTCCTTCGTGATTTTTAACTGTTTCGCATATTCTTCCAGTGGCACACCTAATTTTTTAGCAATTGCTACCTGTGAAGGTGTGAGAGACACAGTTTTGCGACCAGGTTTGACAGAACGTCTAGCCGAAGCTACCGTTCGTACAGGTCTAGTCGTTTCCCTTTCCTCGTTTGTATCAAATTTGTGAGGGAATTCAAGTCTTATTCTTTTATCAACCTCTGCGTAATAATCATCACTTTCAGGGTCAAAATCTTCTTCATCCACTAGTTTTTTGTGGATATCAAAAGCAGTATAAGTCATTGCACTATCTTTACCAAACCAACTGTTTTTTTGAGCCCAATCCTGTGCTTTTGGATCAGGTGTTCTAGTTTGTTCGGGTTTTCTAGACGGTGTAATGTTTACAGGTCTTTCCATAAGTTCAGCTCTAGAAGTCGAACTTTTTTGCTCTTCTAATCTTGCTTCTTCATAACCAAGTCTAGCAATTTCTTTTTGAGCATTAACTTCAGCTTCCAAATCTCCAGCTTCTCTTGCGGCTGCTAATGTTGCATAAGTAGCTTTAAGATTAGATTGAATTTTTTCTTCTCTATCTTTTAAACCACTTGTTTCTAGTTGAGAGTATTTTTTCTTAAGACTATCTGAAGTTGCTTTTACTGATTGTGCATAAACTAAAGCTTCTTCTTTTTGTCGTTCAGCTTCTCTTATTTTTCCAGTAAGTTTATCAATTCTTCTTTTGACTTTCTTACTATAACTTTCTAATTCTTCATCTTTCTCTTCACCTTCTGCAGATGTTTCTTTTACTTGTTCAACAGTTTCTTCCTGTTCAACTTTTACTTCTTCTTCTTTTTTTACTTCTTCTTTTTCCGATGGTACATCAATATCTACATCAGGTCCTGATGTATCAATGTCTACCATAGGAATATCTTTTTTTTCTTCGTTGTCTATTGGCATAGTTTCCTCCTATGAAATTAAATGTAGTGCAACATAAATTCTGGGTCAGCAACGGTACCCAAAACTTCGTCGTCGTTAAGAATACGGACTTCTCCGCCTTCTATTGGTAATCGTGATCCAGCGTACCTTGCAAAAATCACCCAATCTTTTTTCTTACACCAAGGACCTTCAGGAAATTTTTCTTTATCCTTATATGCGTCTGGTCCTATTTTTAAAACATAACCGCAGTTAGTTGCGATTCTTGCTTTGTCTAAAGATTCTTGTGAAAATATTAAACCACCTCTAGTTTTTTCTTTTGGTGTAAAAGGTAAAACTAAAAGTCTCCAACCAGAAGGTTCTGGTAAGTTGTCTAGTACTTTGTCAACGTTTGTTTCGTCAACTCTTTTTAACTTTTCTTCTTTGTCTTGCTCTTTATATTTTTCTTCAAGAGCCATCTTTATCTTCGGGTTTTCCGAAGTCGATAACGTTTCCTTGCTCATTTTTTTGCTCCTTTTCTTCTAGCAGGTTAGAGATTTCCTGTTGTATTATTTGTAAAGCATGTGCTTTACCAAGTAGATACTTGTATTTTTCCATATTGTCAACCGATCCAGATGTATAAGTTTCTTGGATTTGGTTGATTCCCTCTTTCAACATTCGTTGAATTTTGTAAACAATTGTTATTGGATCAATCATATTTTAAATGCCTGTAATTCGTTTAATTTTTCATTTGCTTCTGCTATTTTAGTAATTAGTTTATCCACTTCATCAATGTGTTGTGGGTGCTCACCAATACCTACAGAATTTTCTAAATATATTTTAATTGTTGCATCAGCTTCAGCTATCTGTGCATTATATCTTGCTTCAAGTGCTTCTAATATTGCTCTTTTCATTTCTTTCTCCTTTTCTTTAAAATTTTTACTCTTGTATACCAACACCACTCTGTCATTTTGATAACATAAGTTTCTACAAAAGAAACTGCATCATCTAAAAAACCACAAAATTTATATATTAATCTATCTAACATTTCCAACGTCTTCTGGCTTGTCTAATTCTAGAATTTGGATCATTTCTAGTTTTAGCAGAAGATCGTTTAAGTTGTCCGAGTGATCTCGCACAATATGACTTTCTACGTTTAGCTGCCTTTGATCCTTTCTTAACTTTCCCTGTTACTGCAGTTTTTAATTTTGATCCAGGATTGGCTTTTCGATATGCTCTTACACCTTTAGCCGTCATACCCGCACCTGATTTAGTGGGTCTGTAATTAGCTCCTGGTCCTTTTGTTGTTTTTCTAATAGCCATTATTTTTTCTTTACAAATGTTTTAACATTAGTTGGTTTACCGCCCGGATTTCCAGCTGCTCGTTTTCGTTTGACAGCACTCGCCTTTTGCCCTTTTGTCATCCGTGTGGCTTTTGCAAGTGGGACGCATTTTGGATATTTCCTCTTTGAGCCTTTGCTTCTCCCGCAAGGTTGATATTTCCCGTTCTTCTTCGGTGCTCCAATGTCCACCCATTTTTCTTTAACCCATTTTCTTAAACCGGTTTCGGCCATTATTTTCTTTTTTTAGTTTTTTTCTTTTTACCGCCTGGTTTTACTTTACCAGAACATACGGCTGAACCGTACATGTTAGCATATGCCGAGGGATAAACTTTGAATTTACGCTTGGCTGCAGCTTTTCCTTTTGCACAAAGCTTAGCCACAAGCTCTCATCCCTTTTTTGTAACCCATTCGTTTTGCAACTTTTGGTGCTACTTTTTTTAATTTTCTAATTCCTTTACCCTTTTTACCTTCAGGTATTTTTTTCTTTTTTTTGTCTTTTGACATTTATACTAGCCCTTTTGAGTATTTTTTTTGATCTCACCTTTTTTCTTTAATGCGATCATACTTTTATCTTTACCTGAATAAACCTTACCATTTGCTTTTTCATGGTCGGGTCTAGGTTTTACTCTAGGTTTTGGTTGATAATCAGTTCTCATTATTTTTTTCCTCCGTTTTTAAATATTTGTGTTCCCTTTATACCATAAATACTCGCCACGACAAGGATCCATAAATTTGTAAACCATGTCGGGAGCGATTGGAAATGCTCGAAGAAGATTTTTATCTTGTCCATCGCCTGTGCGTCGTCTGAAAAGACTCCATATGCAAGGACCAATATGGGCAACGTGAGAATTACAAGAACCGCCTCGTCCTTATAATCTGATTGTCTTGCTTCTAGCAATTTTCCTTGGTAAGCTTCCTCACCTCGAGCTTGACGCTCTGCATGTAGCAGTTGTGCATCAGACATTGCAACTTTTGCCTTCTGCTTATTAGCATAAATTTTACTTCCAGCAGATACGGCTAATTTTAGTGCCGAAAACCACATGTTAGTACCAAGTTACAGTTGATCTTTTGTTTTTTAACATTCTTTTTTGACCTTGTACTCTGTCAGTTTGAGATTCGTTTGGTTTTGACATCTCAACAGGTACTCCGCCTTTCAAAAGACCGTCTTTGTTAGTAAATTTTTTAAAATCTACGTGTTTAGATTGGGTTTTGATCATAAGTCTCCTATTTTAATTATTATGTATCTTTTTTAAGTGCATTTTGCAATAAAGTTTTCTCAATAGATGTCTCAGCTCTCATTTCAGCTAATTCTTCGTTCTGTTCTAACTTATTGTCTTGGTTTTGTTGGTTCATAACCGCTTTCATACGATCTAATTCAATTCTTTTAGAGTCATATTCTTTTCTTCTTTGGTTTTCAGCGGCTCTTAAGTCTAATTCTCTAGCTTTTAGCTTAGCAAGAGGATCATTATCAAACTGAGAAGTAATATCTTTTTCTTCTTTCATAAATTCTTCAGTCATTTCAGCAATCAATACAGCTTTTCTTGCTTCAAACTTATCTGAAAACTGTTTTAACTGTTGTTGAAGCTGAGGATTTTGTGCCATCTGTGGATTTTGTTGAGCTTGTTGTTGTATTTGTTGGATTTGTTGTATGTCTTGTGCCATTTCCATCTCAACTTGCTCTTGAGCCATCAATGAAATGTGTTCAAAAATGTTTTTTTCAAGACTAGCCATAATCATTGGATTGTTTCTGGCAATATTAGTTGCCATAAAATTCATATGAGCTGTAATGTGTGCTCTATGGTCCTGTCCAGGAAATGCTTGAAAAGGTTTTTGTCCCATTGCATCAATATGTTCTAGTGCAGGGTCTTTTGGCGCCGGTGGTTGAGGACGTACTAATATTGAATCTACATCTTTTACACCTAAAGCTTCATACATGTTTCTATAAACATTGTATGTGTTGTGAATTTGAGGGTTGGACATTGCCAGCTGTAACTCTGTTTGCGCTAAAGATATTCGCTGTGATTGTGAGAAAATATTCGGGTCAGCAACTGGCAATATATCTATCCTATCGTCAAAGTCCATTTGTTTAACAGTTCTTTGACCACCGACAACGTCGTAAGGATATTCTTGGGGTAAGTATGTTTTAAAAACTCCTGAAAGTAATTTAAATTCTTCTTTTAATGCAGAGTAAATTCTTTTGTGAATTGCAGACATCGTTCTGCTTCCTCTTTCAAGCAACGCAACTGTCGTACCCACCGCGGCTTGCTGATTCCCATCTCCTACTTGCAGGTCTGCTATTGAAGCAAATCTTTGTCCTGCACTAACTACGACACCCATAAGCTGTAGTAGAGTTTGTGAAGGCTCTTTGTATGGAAGCATCATAAAAGCATCTCTTATACTTCCGCCTGGCGCATCTACATCTCTAAATTCTCCTGGTTGAATTGATTGTGCATCATCTCTAATTCTTATTCCTCTTTGTTTAAATCCTGCAGGTAAGTTTGATAACGTTCCTGCATCTAACAAAGATCGTAAGGCAGCTGTTGCTGTTCTTGATAATCCACCAATCATGTGAATCAAACCAAAACCATAAAAACCTAGTCCTGGTAAAAATTTAAAGTGTACAAAATAATTTATTTTCTTTTTTAATGGGTCATCTTGTATGTAGTTTCTTCTAATAGATAGTATTTCTTGTGAGTCTTCATCAATAGTTATAACATAAGGTAGTTTAATTCCTGTTGGCTCACCATCTTGTCCAACATCCTCAAAACCATCTAAATCTAAATCAACATGAAATTCTAAAAGAGTATGTAAGTCTTCGTTTCTTCCAGTTTTCTTTACACCTTCTAATTCATGTTCTTTTTTTTCAATTTCGCTTTCTTTTCCTTGACCAGGTAGAGGTATTTCTACATCTTTGTAGAAACCCATAACCTGTTGCTTTCTCAAATCATTTTCTGTGATTTTAATTACGTGAACGATAGATTCCGCATCTTCTAATGAGGTAGCAGAATATGGAACCACTAAATCGTCAGCAGGGACAAACTTAGAAACAGCTCGTCCTAATAAATCATCATAGTAAACTTTTTTAAAAGTTGATCCAGCTAGTGGAAGATGAAATAACATAGAATCAAACTCAGGTTCGTATTCCTTCATTTGATCCATGATTTGAAAATTCATAAATTCTTTTACACGGTTTGCTTGTTGAACTTTTTCTGGAGTATTAATTCCTAAAATTTGTGTCCTTACTGGTCCAGTAGCCGGGAGTAACTCTTTATAAGCGAGAGCCTGAAACTGTGTAACAGCTTCAGCCAAAACCGGATGAGTCGCGCCCGAGGCACCTTGAAATGGTTCTGATTTTTTTTCATATTTAAATCCTAATAAATCAAGTCCAGTTGTGTATGTATGTTCCCAATCTTTTCTTGATGTTTTATAATCTTTATAGTTTTCAATTAACTCAGCACTTAATTTACCAGACTCTGTCTCATCTAAATAGTCTGCTAAGTTTGCGTTATGGTCTGTTGGAGGCGGTAAGTTTTGTTCATCACCGTAATTAATATCTACTGACCCATCTTCGTTTTCAACTACTTCAGATACCTCTGTAGGAAAATCTGCATTTTCTGGTTCAGACATTTCTTGAACCATTTCATCTTGAGTTACTTCTATAGTCTCATCTACGTTTGGTAGCGCTTTGTCTATTTCTGCCATTTATTTTCTCCAATCGAACTGTTTTAACATTGTTATATTTTAAATTCAAGCCTTGTGGTTGAGGTCCGGATTTAGGGGGTAATAAGTGTACTTTTGGATATTTAGTCATTACGCTGAAAACTCTCCATAAGAGTCTAGCTCATCAATATACTCCTGATACTTTTCCGGTTCCTCACGTCTCATTTTATTAATTCTATCTTGTTCTCTTTTAGCCATTCTTACACCTTCAACTCCCATTAACGTAAGACCTACTGGTGTCATCAACGATGGTATTCTTGCAAGAGATGCAACACCTCTTCCTATTTTTCCAAACTTTGCAGCTTTTTCAGCTAATTGATAAGGATTAGCTAGTAAACCTCTTACACCTGCTTGTTTAACAAGTTCTGGTGCAAGCAACTCGGCTCCAGCTATACCAAGATTGGGATCATCACTTAATAATTCTTTGGCTGCAAGTCCTGTAGCTACAGATGGAAAACCAAATGGTTTAAAAATTTTAGCTGCTGTTTTTAGAATCGGCTTACCATATTTATAAGCTATTCCTGCCGTCGCTCCTGCACCTGCAAGTTTTTGTCCTGTTGTAAACCCTTCTTCTTTTTCTGGAGAAAACTCATTGATTGTATCTGCATTAGCAGCTGTAGTAAGTATTGCAGCTGTACCTGCTCCTCCATACAAAAGTGCATTTTTAAATCCTTTTAACTTTGGAACATTATCTAATGCTTTTACATATTTACTATTATCAATAACTTTTAAATTACCTTTGTATTTTTCATAAATAGCGTTTAATTTATTTGGGCTACCTTGAGCGCTTATTACTTCTTGATCTAAAGGATTTTTATATTTTTTATTTTCATAGGCTTCTATGTTACCCATAGTTTTTATAATATTATCATTTATTGGATATCTGTATTCATTAATAGCTACTGTTTGAGGATCGATTGCTATTTTACCGTTTTTCTTAAATGAAAATCCTCCTATGTCATATCCAGTTTTAGTTTTAAAATCATTTTGTATTTCTTCTAATTTAGGTATTATTGTTTTTGGAGCCGCTCCTGCTTTTGCAGAATTGTATAACGCTATTATTTTTTTATCATAAGTAGATTTTAAAGTATTTAAATCATTGGATACATATTG